ATGCGAGACACGTTCACCGCAATCACATACGGGGCAATCGCCATCATGCTGACCATCATGTTCGCATGGGCATGGTACGCCGAATATGCGAACACGCCGGTGCATTACACGACGATTCAAACCGTTGACGAAGGCGGTTTCGAACACGACTGCCTAGTCGCGACCTACAAGAAGGACATGGCACTTGACTGCACCAATCCAAACGATTGAAAACCAAGCCCGCTCAATCCAAGAAGAACTCGGACGGCATCTCGCGGCATTGCCAGACGACTTCGACAATCCGAAGACGCTGAAAGCGCGGGTGGACCTACGCAGGGCGTATAATGCTGCTACGGACATCGTGGAACTCACGATGCGGTTAAGATTGGAAAGACTGGTATGAACTTCAAACGACACTTGAATCAGCGAATCCGCCTAGTGGAAGGAGTGGAACCGAATGCGACCGGTACCGGAATGGGAGGCTCTGAAGGCTCGTCTGGAAGCGCAGCGGCCTCGACACAGCAGGAGCCGACAATCACCCAAGCCCAACTCGACGCCATCATCAGCCGAAAGCTCGCCAAGGAACGTGAAAAGCTCGAAGCAGCCCAGAAAGCAGCCGAAGACGCCCGAAAGCTAGCCGAGGAAACCGAAGCGAAGGTCAATGAGGCCCGTGAGAAGGGCATCAGCCTCGGCCTGTTGCAGGCGAAACGCAACGCCATCGCAGAACAGTACGGGTTGAGCGCCGACCTGCTGCCCGCCGAGGAAGACAAGCTCGATGCATTTGAGAAGCAGCTCGCCACGAGCATCAACAGCCGCACGCGCGTTACTCCCGTGACCGTCGAACCGGCCACCAAGACCCCCGACTGGATGGGGGCCGCGCATGCGTGACATCCGAATCCTCAGCATGATGATGCGCGACGAAAACGTTCCGGCGACCCTCTCAATCATCGACGACGACGTGGTGGTGAACTCACCCGTGGAGTTGGATGAAAACGAGAAGGACAAGCTGGTAAAACGTTTTGCCGAACGCATTCTACAGCTGGGACTCGCGATGCATGACTGGAAGGAAAAGAATTGACCGACGAACTGAAGCCGCTCGCCACCGTCGAAGACACCGAAGCATACCTACGCCATACAGTGCCAGTAGACCTCGTGGACTATGAGGAACGCAAACGCGGAGCCGCATCAAACGTGCTCCGCATGATGTACCGCAACCAAGGCGACGACTTGGACAAGCAGGTCACGGAAGACCCGCTCACCCGCCAAATGGTCGCCGACATCATCGGCGTCAGCGTCGCACAGGACGTAAGCCGCAAGGAATCCATGTCCGAAAGCGACACCGACCTGAGCGCGTTCAAAACGTTCACCCAAACAGCGGGTGGCTACAGTTTCACCGGCGAATGGCGAGGCAACACGGACGACGTGTTCTTCACCAACAACCAACTCAAACAGCTGGGCGTCGGACGCGCCACCATAGCAAGGTTCCAACTCTGATGCACTACGGACTCAAAACACACGAAATCACCATCACCACCGGCGACGGCCAACACACGGTCAAAGGCATCGTGGCCACGAACACCACAAGCGAAGACACCGGCACGTTCGACAACATGACCGAAGTTGACTCGCTCACCATCCACGTCACCACGCCCGACACGCCACCCGAAATCGTCGGCGGCGAACTCGAATACTACGGAAACACCTACCACGTCACCTCAATCAAACCGCCGATAGACCCAGAAAACAGGGTGATGTTCAACCCGTTCAAATGGAGTTTCAACGCGAAGCAGGTGCAATACTAAATGGCAAGACTCAAAGGCGCAAAAATCATGGTCGCCGCACCGAACGCGGCGACCAACCTCGTGATGCAGTCGGCAGGATTCCAACAGGAGTCACGCCGCGTCGCATCACGAATCATGCCACAGCTGCGAATGGACTCATACAGAGTCAAACCGCCATCCATGACCACATACCGCACGCTCAGTACATTCAAAGGAACCCGCCGAGCTGGAACGGAAATCAAATACTACAAGACGCCACATTCCGGCGACACACTGAAAGGATTCGGACTGTGAGCAAAGACAATGAAATCGTCAACGACATCATCGACGGACTATCCCAGCGGCTCAACATGCGCGTATACGACAAGTATCCGACCGTGAAGACCACAAGCCAGTATCCGCTCATCATCGTCACACGCCAGAACGCGTCCGACATCACCCCATACATCCGACATTTGGACATCGCCATCACCGTGGTGACACGCGAACTCTCAGGCGGAACCGACAACACGCTCAGCGCCGAAATCGGCGACGCTCTGACCGACTGGTACAATCAGAGCTTGTGGGACATCATGGGAGCCCCGCTGCTCAACACCACCGACACCCAGCCGACCAAAGACGGACGCGCATCCACCGTCTACGACTACCAGCTGGAGTACCTGAGTTGATGAAAAGCACGCAGGAGTCGGTGGAAGACCTCATGGAAATACTCTCACCGGCAGCCAAAGACATCATCACCGACGAACAGGTCAGACAAGCACAAGCCGCGGCAAGCAGCGGAGACAAGCATCTGGCCGGAAAAGTCTTGGGAGACATCTGGAAGCAGGTCGCTGAAAAATCCGCAGGACTGGGGCTGGAACGGCTCGACTCCGATGCCTTCGGCAAAAAAGTCGGATGGTTGACCGGTGCACAGCATTCAGACAAGACAGTCCGCAACTTCCTCGCCAAATACAAGCGCGAACTGGCAGTCGAACCCATGCAGCAGGCCAGCATGAACTTGTTCGCGCTTGACTCCACCACAGAAGTGGTACGCGAAGCGGTGGGCGAAACCTGCTCATGGTGCCTCGAACGATGCGGCATCTGGCATCCATATGATGCCAACCATTACGGAGTCTGGGTGCGGCACGCAGGATGCGACTGCAAAATCTATGTAAGGAACAGCATCACCTGACATCTTATTTATAGACAAGCCCCGCACGCGGCGGGGCTTGTCTAATACTGGCGGTCAGAGATGGCGAACACGAGCGGCGGGTTCGATGTTGATACGGCTCATGCCTCCTCACGCCATCCATGCGGGTAAGCGTCTGGAGTCCACACGCAACCGTCCATCAAGCACGTATAGTGTTTGCCGTTGTAAGTGATTTTGTCTCCCACATGATAGGCGTCGTGCGCGCCGGTCGGCTGCTTGTATTCCGGCCATTCATCGACTGGTTTCTCGGGTTCGCCGGGGTCAGTCGATGAGCCGGTTTCCAGCTTGCTCAAACGTTCCTCGACGGTCGTCTCCCATTCCTCGATGACCTTCACACGGTCGGCCAACGGAGCGTAGGAATCGTCGGGTTTGGCGTTCGTCTGGGCTTGCTCGAGAAGCTGCTTCATCTCCTCATCGGACAGTTCGCCCATCGCATACAAGGTCTTGATACGCTTGGTGAGGTCAGTGAGGTCATAGCCTCCGGCGTTGATGATGGTCTGCATGGTTTCAAACATTTGTTATGCTCCTTACTGGTTTGCCGATTTTGCTTCGAGGGCTTCGACGCGGGCTTCGAGGGCTTGATAAGTGGATAGGGGAACATAGTTTGACAAATCATTACTTGTTACTAATCGTTTCCACTTACTCCAACCGTTGCTATCGGCGTGATATCTAAAGTAGATATCAGCAGCTCCATTGACTCCGCTAATTGGAAGTATTATTTGGACGATGTCGCCGGGGGTTCCTATTCCTGAACTGTTTACCAATAAAAGGTATTGTGTGGCTGCTGAAGGAAATGGAGTATTTGTCGCGGGCCTACTCCATGCTTTCAAAAAAAATCCGAATGTCTTAACATTGTCAAAATCAACGCCACTACTAAGTACCGTATATTTATTAACACCAAGAGGATTGCCGCTGGTTCCATTACCGGTCAACGTGTCGTCGTGTGCTACGGTCTTCAGGTCTCCGGGGTCTCCTTTTGGGCCTTGCGGGCCTCGTGGAATGGTGAAATCGGCTACATACTTCGTTCCCTGTTTAGTGATGTTCACCGCAGCATCGCTTCCGGGTTCGCCTGTGGTCGTTGTACCGGCATTCAAACCGAAACCGTCCACGGCCTGTTGCGCTGCGGAAGCGGACGCCGAAGAATCCGAGGCGCTCTGTGCAGCTGCGTTCTTGGACGACGTTGCGGAATCGCTTGCCGTTTTGGCTGATTCCGCTGATGTCGAAGCCGATTGGGCGGAGGTGGAAGCGGCGGTCGCGCTCGACTGCGCTTGCGAAGCGCTCTGCGCAGCGGCGGTGGCCGAAGCGGCCGCATTCGTCTCCGACGTTTTCGCGGCGGAAGCCGAGGACACGGCGTTCGTCTCCGAAGCCTTCGCGGCGGAAGCGGACGCCGAAGCCTCCGAAGCGCTCTGTGCAGCCGCGTCCGCGTGGGAAGCCGCCGCAGTCGCGCTCTTCGCTGCCTCCGAGGCGCTTTGGGCCGCCGAGGTCGCATGGGAGGCGGCCGCAGACACGCTGCCACCCGCCGCGGTCGCGCTCATGGCGGCGGCGTCTGCGCTCGACCCGGCCGACTCAGCATGTGCGGCTGCGTCCGACGCGCTCAAGGCCGCAGCCGTAGCGCTGCCCGCGGCATCCTCCGCCGACCTGCCAGCCTCACCTGCGCTCGACGCCGCACCAGACGCGCTGGACTCGGCGGCGGATGCGCTCGATGCCGCCGACCCGGCACTCGAATCCGCTGCGGTCGCGTTCGACGCCGCATCACGAGCGCTGGACTCGGCGGCATCGGCACTGGATTTGGCGGCGTTCTCATGGGACTCTGCCTCACTGGCCGAGGATTCCGCGCCTGCCGCCGCACCCTCGGCGCGCTCGACCTTCCCATCAATCTCGCCTACCTTGTCGAGCATATCCTGAGCGGTCCTAGTCGCAATCTCCCACGCCGGCACCGATGCACTGGACACATCCAACGACGACGGGTCAACGCTCTCCAAATCCGCGTACTCGACCGCCAGCTCAGAGTCGGGCACGGCGACGTAGCGTGTGATACCACCCGGCACCAGCTCGGCCACACGCCACACCCACTGCGTAGTGGATGGCATCAGCTCAACCGACGCTTCGCCAGCCTCCAGACGCACGCGCAACGCGGTCGGCAAGCGGACCTCATCCCCCACCGTCACCCGCCTTGTCGGCACCAGACTCACATATCCTTTCACCGGCACGCCGGCCGGGTCAGCAAAATCGAAATTAACCACAGTCATCATGGTCTCCTTTCCGTATAATCCCAATCACCTGATTCCAAGCGACGGCGGTAATCATCCTTCAGCTGCTCCAAAACGGATGTGCCCGGATTCGAGCGCCGACTCGTGCGACGTGTCAGGCCTACGAAACCTAATCTTTGCCACCGTGCTACTCCTTGCTCATGTCTTCGAGCACATCGGCTGGAATCAGTTTCATCGCCGCCGACAATTGACCTTCAAAAATCGCGAATTCCATGTTCCTAATCTGGTGTAAGGTAGAAGCGGAACCTGTACGCCAGCTTTGCATGCACGCCTTCTGACATGCTTCACATTATACCATATCAATCCATGAAAGGAGGATGGTTTGCTTCCTTCCAACCCTAAAGGACAGGGCCTCATCAAACCGAAAACGATGACCGCCACCATCAACAACACCGAAAGCCCGACACGGCACACCGAAGCGAAAACGGAAATGGTACGCTGGTATCGCCAACAACGCCGCCAAATGGCAGAACAATTAAGGAGAATCTATGGCAGGAAAGACTGAAGAAGCCCTCTCCGCCCGCATGGAACAAGTCAACAAACTCATAGACAAATCCTATGCAGACATGGAAGAATACGCGCGAAGAGCCGAAACCGACGACGACGACCGCGAATACAACATGAGCATGGCCGTCAACGCGCAAAGAAGCTACGTCAGCTTCATGAACCTACTCATGACTATGACCAAAAACTTCGACGAAGCAGTCAAGGTGGACTCGCACAAAAGCAAAGCCACCGCCACCAAAACACCAAAAACCACCCTCCAAAAACTCGTAGCGAAAGAAGCGAAACGCTCATGACACTCACCACCGTGGACGAACAGACCATATCCTTCCCATGGATTGAACTCGTCAAAAACGCATACGCCATGCGCGTGCGAGTCACCAACTTCAGCGCGGTCGGCAAACGCAGCTTCACCCGCATCCTCTCCAAGGCGGTCGGCGGCGTCAACTCCTACTTCCTCATGCAGGACGGCGACCCGCTCAGCACCGACTACCTCCCATCTGCAGACCTACAGTTGGAAAAAGTCGCCGCGGTAGGCTTGGACGGACGCTGCTATGACGAGAACGCAGAGGAAATCGACGAAAACCTACGATGCCTCACCCTCAGTCACGCGCCCGTCACCGACCAAGCCGTACTGTTGGCGCAGCGTGCCATGGTCATCGAAGGACTCATCTCACAAAACCTCGAACATCTCATGCTGCCCGAACCCGTTGTGGTCGGCACCTCCCCAGACGTGGTAATCAAAACGGACCCGAACAAGAATCCAGCCAACTGGACGAAATTCGACGCCAACGACGACCATGACACCATCGTCCGGCCGGAAGTCAAACGACTCAGCCAATGGGATAACGGACAGCTCAAAACCCTCCTGCAAAACACGGTGTTGAGCTTCCAAATGGAAACCGGACTCCCACCGCAGGACGCGCAAATACTCGACACGCTGGGCGCGACAACCCAGTCGCTCGTATCCAACAGGGAAAGCTTCGTCAGCCGAATCTACGTCATCAAACAGGATTTGAACGCCATCTTCGAACCGATGGGCATAACCATCGACTACGAAATCACATTCCCGCAGACCGCGCAGGACATCGCATCCATAGGCGACGCCTATGGCAAGGGCGCTGACGCGGACATCCTCAAGAAGTATCAGGTGGTGTGACATGCTAGTGAAGAATCCAAATTGGAGGGCGAACGTCCGCCCAACATCCGACGTGGCAATCATGGCCGCCGAGTACGTGAACTGGGGTCGCGGAAACGCAATCCTGCCGTTCCAAGTCGAATTCCTCAACAACGCCTTCCAACGCAAGAAGGACGGCACTTGGAAATACAAGCGCGTCGCATTGAACATGCCACGACAGAACGGCAAGACCAAAATCCTCACCGCCCCAATCCTCTTCTACCTGTTCGTGCTCGGCCTGAACGTGCTCGTCACCGCGCACGAGCAGATAGCCGCCAACAAAATCATGGAGGATTTGAAAGACGCCATCGATTCGAATCCCGAACTGAAGGCCGAAGTCACGCATTTCAGTACCACCATGGGCCGCGAGCGCCTACAGTTGAAAAACGGCGCGTTCGTCCGATTCCGCTCCCGCAAGAGCGCTTCCGCAGGCATGGGTGGCACGTTCGATTTGGTTATCTTCGACGAGGCGCAGGAACTACGCTCCGAATACGAGGCGATGATTACCAAAACGTTGAAGACGCGCCGCATGGCGATGATAATCTACACCGGCACGCCGTTCCTCCCCTCGTCCATCGGAGACACGTTCAACGTGTTCCTTGACAACGCCGAAAACGACGACATGGCGTATGCGGTGCGCTACGGCGTCGATGACGAGACGGCGGACATCGAGGACGAGCAGTTGTGGGCGCTCACCAACCCGCTCTATCCGGACGTGATTCCACGCGAAGCGTTCCTCACCGACGTGGCGATAGCCAAACAGGGCGGCGCGGACGGCCTCATCGACTTCCGCATCCAAGACTTGGGCCTGTGGTGGGCGGACAGTATTCCTCCGGCAATCCCGATGGACTTGTGGGACAGCGCATACTCCGACCTCCAACATGACCGCGACACGCTCGTCTACGCGCTCACATTCGACCCGACCACAAGCACGCTCGCACTCAGCGTCGCCGCCAACACCGAAGAGGTGACGGTCGGCTCGCAGCATTACGACAAGTGGGCGTACATCATCGGCGAAATCGTGGACGAACGTCCAACCACCGAATCATGGCAGTGGGTCACGGACGAATTGAAGACGCGCCCACGCAAGACCACGCTCATTTTGGATGCTGGCGGATTGAACAATCCGATAAGGGACATGCTGCCGCGCGGGTTGAACGTCATCCAATTGACCGGCACCGAGTTCCTCGCATCCCAGCAGGGATTCCTCGACCTGCTGAACGAGGGACGGTTCAAACATACGAACAACCCGCAGCTGACCGCCGAAGTGCAGAACGCGCAGAAGCTCAAATCCGGTTCGGATGACCAGTGGAAGTTCGCGCCGATACGCAAGACTGAAACCACGGCGGGCTTGAAGGGCGTCAGCATCGCCGCATGGTATCGTGGTGTCAACCGTCCGAAGGAACGCAAGGTCAGGGAGGTGATTGCCTGATGGGCAAGGATACGGGACTCTACCATCGAAACCGCGCCATCCTCCGCGAACGCACCAAACGGACTGGAGCGCCCTGCTATTATTGCGGCGCACCTTTCTACTGGGGCCGTAACACCGCGCATCCGTTGGCGTTCACCGCAGACCATGTGATACCGCGTGCCGCTGGTGGAAGCGACAGGATGGACAATCTCGTTCCGGCGCACATGCAATGCAACCGCGCCAAGTCTGACCATATAGCAAGTCCGGCGACACGCCGAACGCGAACTGCGACGAGAAGGTGGTAGAATAAATACCGTTACGCAGCAATGTGTAGCTCCTCTCTTGTGATTCTGGTTTGCACGCACCCCGTTTGACGAAAGTCAAGCGGGGTGTTATGCTGTGTCTTGGAGATGGTCGGTAGACGATTAGAGCAGCTTCGTTCACCATGCCAAAACCGACCGTCTCCCCAAAAATGTACTGACTTGAACCGCCCCAGCACAGTCGTTAAACAATGCAGGGCATACCCACTGGCGATAGTGGGGTCGAGGCGCACACAGCCGGGAACAATCGTGGTAGAGGCCGAGTCGGGGCCGCAATGCAGAAGGCCGACACCATCCACCTCAACCACGAAAGGCAGTCATGTCTCTAGCGACAATCGAACTGAAGCCGGGCTTCGTTGACCGCAAGCTGATTTCCGAACAGCCCGCGGCCGGAGCCATCGCAAGGATTTCCAACAGCACTCCAATCGACCTCATCGGCACGCAGATGCAGACCATCGACTTCTCCGGCGAAATGGGCATCTTCGGCGAAGGTGCCACCGGCGAAACCGACGCCGAGAAGAAGAAGAAGTCAAACGACGCCACCAACGGTGTCGTGACCATCAACCCAATCACCTTCTACATCAGCTACCGTTTCCCGAAGAAGTTCCTTCAGTTGTTCGGCGTTGACGGCGCCTACAATCCGACCGACGCCACCTTCCGCGCCGGTTCTCCGCAGACCATGCTTCAGAGCATCCTCGCACAGCCGTATCAGGCCGGAATCCTCGACCAGTACCGCACGTATGTGAACCGTGCAATCAGCCGCGCCCTCGACTTCGCCCCCATCTTCGGCGTCAACCCGTCCACCAAGGCCGCGTCCACCGTCGCACGCACCAACGGATATGTGCTCAGTCAGGCCGGAAACATCAACTACACTCCGGGCACCGGAGCGGAAGCGGCCACCGCGTTCAAGCAGGCCGTGCGACAGGTCGCCGCACAGGGCGACGCGTCCGCGCAGGGCGTCACCACCTCCGCATACTTGGCCGCAATCGGCGATGGCCTCACCACCATTGGCACGCCGACCCAGTATGCCGCCGATGTTCCGCTCATCGGCAACATGGTCAACCTCGGCGGCGTCACCCTCGCGGCCTCCAATACTGTGTCCGACACCGCGGCGGCCACCGGCTCCGGCCAGCTGAACAAGAAGGTGCTCGATGCGGTCGTCGGCGACTTCGCCAACCGTTTCGTCTGGGGCGCAATCCCGCTGTCCGGCATTGAAGTGTTCGACTCCGGCAATCCGGATAATTCCGCCGAAGGCGACTTGGGTGCGGTCAACAAGGTGATGCTCCGCACTGAAGTCGCAATCGGCTGGGGCTTCATCGGCGGAACCAGCAAGTTCTACGCCATCACCCACGCCACCGCGTGACACTATTCGCACACATGGGCGGCGGCGACGCCGCCCATCCACTGATTGAACGCTAACAACGAAAGGAATTGAGATGGGCGCAAAGCAGTCTTCCGCAAACGTGACATTCTCGAAGCCGGGTACTAGTGCCAACAAGTCCGGCTATATTTGGGTCGCCCCACTGGGCACCCCAATCCCCACCGACGCCACCACCGAACTGGACGCGGCGTTCGTCGGCCTTGGCTATCTATCCGAAGACGGTCTGACCGAACCGGCATCCCTCACCGCAGGAGACGATATTGTGGCCGCCGGTGGCGATACGGTCGCACAGGCCGACCCGACGTTCTCCAAGACGTGGACGGGTACTTGCATCGAAGCCTTGAACGAAGACCTGCTTAAGGTCGCATACGGCTCCGCTAACGTGACCGTGACCGACGCGACTTCCAGCAAGGACGGTTCCATCACCGTCAAGGAGCAGGCCGGCGAATTGGAACATCACGTCATCGTCATCGATGAAATGCTGAAGGGTGGTCGTAAGCGTCGCAACGTGATGGCCGACGCCACGTTCCTCATCACCGGCGACATCAGCCACGTGCATACGGCTCTCGTGAACTTCGAGTTCACCATCAACGCCTATCCGACCGCCGCCCAGCCCGCACAGACCCAGTACATCACCATCCCAAAAGCGTAAGCTCTCCGAATCCGACGCTGACAATCACCGTATCCGACAGTACGGTGGCTGAAGGCGGAGCGATGTGGGTTGTCGGAGACTGGGGACAAGATTCGCCATGGTCACGCACTACCGGAGTGAAGATGGTCAAGGGTGATGATGATGTCTATACTGGCGAACTTTCCATTCCGAAGGGCACCAAGTTCGACATCAAGATTCTGAAATCCACGGTCTCCACGACAAGCGGTGGCGATAACACTTGGTCCGCTGTCAGGTATGCCAGCACTCTGAACACGTCCACCTCGCATGATTTCGGAGAGTTCATCGACAATCTGATTCCCAACGGCAACTTCGAAGAAGGAAAGGTGAAATGGACGCCAGCCGAATGTATAAACCTTAATGACGCTGAACCTTTTGACGGTAAAAACGTTTTGGTTGTTGGCGCATATAACCCCACCTCATGTGCTTCTGACGTGTTTGTTATACCACCTAATCAGACATTGCGCCTTACCGGCTACGCGCGCAATTTTAAGTCCGATATTCATGGCGGTGTCACAATGAAGGTTGTAACACCACAGCAGCAGACGCTATTCGAGTTCAGCGTAGCCAGCTTAAATGGGTGGTCTCAGTTCAGTAGGACGTTCGAGACCGCCGGTGTGCCGATGGAATGCCAGATTGTGTTATCGAACAAAACCGTCGGTGGTGATTGGCATAGTCTCGCATACTTCGACTCGCTCAGTCTCGTCAGTCCGTGACCAACATACCCCACGCCGACCACGGCGTGGGGTATTATTATATAGACAAACGACGAAAGGAAAACCAATGGCAAAACGCAAACCCACCATCACCATCGAAGACTTCAACGACGGATGGGCCGACGCCTACGCGAAACTCCTCCGCAACCGCAAATTCCAACAGGCCATCCACTCCGAAAAAGTCGAAGACGGCGTGGAAACCATCTGGCTCGTAGACAAGCTCATGCGCGGCGTATTGAAGGAAAACAAATACGAAGCGGTCATGAACGCATTCGACGACGATGTGCTCGACGCATGGGAATACCTCTCGGGAAAATTGCCAGCGCTTTTGGATTCACAGTCGAAAGACTGACCTACGCGATAAACCCAGACCAGTGGGACAGCCAAATACTGGCTGATTTCGCAAGCCAATACGGCAGTCCAAGAAACTACACTCTTATAGAGAGAGCCAAACTCATAGGCACGTTCGGAGCGACGGCACGACTCTTGGATATTATCCAACAGTCAACACTAGCCCCATACAGCGGCAAGGGCAGGAAGCCGAAAAGCGTGCTCCCAGCCAATCAGAAGAACACCAAAACAGAGGATTATGAACTAGATTCGATGAATACCGAAGACATCAACAAGGCGTTGGGTCTTCACCGAAAGGAACAATAGATGGCAAAGGGCAGCATCGCAACCGCATGGATACAAGTACTCCCATCGTTGGAAGGCTTGCATTCCGCACTTGTCAAGGCAAGCAAGGGCGCGGTGCTCACCCCCGCCATCAAACCCAAACTGGCATCCGGCACAAGCCGACTCTTCGCTTCGAACGGTTTGGGCATGTCCAGACTGTTTTCCGGCTCGTTCAATAAGAATCTCAACCTGCAAGGCGGCGTGAAAAACGCGCTCAACGGCGTGTTCGCCTCCTTTAGTTCAGGCGGACGGCGTTCCGCCAACGCTTTCGGCGCAGGCTTCGCGAACCTCGACCTCAACAAGTATCTGAACGCCGCCGCCGCCATCGCAGCGGTCGCATCGGTCGGCAAAGCCGTCAAAAACGTCACGTCCGACATCATCGAAATGGGCAACCAGTGGGGTCGGACCACCGCCATGCTGAAAAACGCGGTAGGCACCACCGGAGACTATAAAGACTCGCTCGAAACATCGCTGAAATACGCGAACGAGGTCGGCGTCACCACAGACGATTTCATCCAGTCGGCGGCACGTCTCCGCACGCTCGCACCGGAAGTCGTGACCAATTACGGTGACGCGGCGAAATTCACCAAACTGCTCGACATGAACATGGTCAGCACCGGCGCATCCACGCAGGAAGCGTCCAGTGCCATGCGCCAGATTACCCAAGCATTGGGCAAAGGCATCGTCAACGGCGACGAACTGAACTCCATCATGGAGAACTCGCCGCAAATCGCACGAATGCTCGCCAAGCATCTCAACGCTTCCGTAGGCGACCTGAAACAGTTGGGCAAGGAAGGCTCCATCAGCGGTCAAGACCTCTACGATACGGTGCTTGAAAACGCTGACGCCATCGAAAAGCAGTTCTACGCCATGCCCGTTACTGCAGACCGCGCATGGAACAGCATCAAGAACACGGTCGGCGCAAGGTCGGCCGAAGCCGCAACCGCATTATCTACTAACCTCGGCAAAGCATTGACCGCCATTTCCAGTTCAGGTATGACGGACACGTTCGGCGAAATGCTCGCAGGATTCGTGCCATTGTCGAACGCGGCCACTAAGTTGGCGACGACGTTCGTCAACCAGCTTGCGCCAGCCGTCAACAATGCGTTCAACGTGCAGCAGGTCGAACAGTTCCTCGCCCCGTTGACCAACCTCATCAGCCTGAACTCGCAGAACGTCAACCTGCTATCCTCCTTGGTTGATATGCTGAACACGGTGGGCGTCATCGGCGCCACCGCGTTTACCCTCATGGTCGCCACTAACGACCGGTTCGCATCCAGCATCCCGTTCATCGGACGCGCGCTGGTCGGCGTGAAGGGCACGCTCATCAAGCTTGGTTCCAGCTTCACTGACGTGTTCGGAGCGGCGGTGTCCGCATCGTCCGCGGTCATCGACAAGCTCGCGTCCATGGCCGACGCAATGTCGAAAACGCTGTCCGAATCGACGAAGGCGCAGAACGCGCTCGGCAAGTTCAACGTCGCATTCGAAGACTTGGGGACGTACGCGTTCAGCTTCGGCGAGAAAGGCGCTGAAGGCTTCGAACTCATCCAGCAGGCCGCAACCAACCTGCGGAATGGTGTTGGACGGGCGTCCGACAATGTGAAGCTTCTCCAAACCGGTTTGAACGCGATGGGAACCGACGCGGAAGCGCTTCCCGAAGCGTTCCTCAAAGCGTTCGAAACCCTCAATACCGAAGTGGATGCCGCCGCACGGAAGAAGGCTCCATCCCTCATCCAAGCGTTCCATGACATTCGCGCCGCCGCCGACACCATCGTCGTTGGTTCGGACATCTACCGTTCGTTGGACACGGCCGGACAGAGCGCGGACATCTACCGTGACAAGCTCGTGCAGGTGGGACGTGAGTTCAAGGAGCTTACCGGCCTGAACATTCCGGACGTATTCCTTCCACTGGTTGGTTCGGCGGTGTCCGCGTCCGACAGCATCATGCAGACGTTCGGCAATCTGAAGACCGGATTGTCCAACTATGCCGCGAACACGGCGCAGCAGTGGGCGCCGGTCAAGGAGATTCTCACCGAAGCCTTCTCGAACGCCGCCGAATCCGTCAAGGCGAAGATTGAGGTCATGCGTGCCAGCGTCGAATCCGGCGTGCTCTCCATGGTCGAGAACGTGAAAGGCAAGGCGTCCGAGTTCAAGACGGCGTTCAACGAAATGCTGGACACGAACGGCATCAGCGACACCATGTCCAAGCTCGGGTCTGTGGTCAGCAATGGGCTTTCCACGGTCAAGGGCGCGCTCAAGTCGTTTGGTTCCGAAGCGGCCTCCACGTTGTCTGAGCCGTTCGACGGTCTTGCTGAAAAGATTTTCGGCTCGTTCAAGGGGCAGAATCCGTTCGCGCCGTTGACGTCCGCCGCGAAGACTGTGAGCGCCGGACTCTCGGCCACGGTCGGCGGCGCCATGTCGCGTCTTGCCGGACGGTTCAGCCCGTTGGCGTCCGCTGGAAAGGCCGCATTCGCCACCATCGGCTCCGCCGCGTTGAAAGTGTCTTCCGGCGCGTTGAAGGGATTCGGCGCGGCCGTGAATGGAGTCGGCGTGGCAATCGGCAAGATTGGCGGCATCGCATCCCAATTGGGCGTGACCGGCGCGATATTCACCGGCTTGACGGCCGGCTTCCAGACCCTGTTCAAGCTCGACCCGTCTCAGATGGTTGGCAAGTTCGATGAATGGCAGAAAAGCCTCGACAATACGCTTACCGGCATCCAGACGAAACTGCCCGCAATGGCGAGCGCGTTCGCCGCCGCCCTACCGCAGATGGTGGCGAGCGTAACAGCCGCATTGCCAGGCATCGCCAACGCACTCATGAGCGTCGGGCAGACGCTCGCACCCGCGTTGATGACGATACTGCCGCAAATCACCCAAGCATTCTCCGACATGTTCGCCCAACTGCCCGGCCTTATCGCCACGTACGGCCAGCCGATGCTGGAAGCGTTCGGCACGCTGTTCGCAACGCTCGCCGGACAGATTCCGTCGCTCATGACCTCGCTTGGACAAGCGTTGATAACCGGCGTTCAGGCCGCGTTCAACGCCATAAGCGACAATAGCGAGACCATCGCCGGATTCATCAGCGGATTCGGCGCATCATTGGCTTCCGGCATTCAAACGTTGGGCGCCACCGTTGTGGCCGCGCTCCCGTCCATCGGACAGAGCATCGCAACCTCGTTGCCGACACTGATTCCTGCGTTAATGTCCGCCATCACCAGCGTGATAACCTCATTGGCCGCCGCATTGCCGGGCATCGCCGTCGCCATCATCCACCAGCTGCCCGCAATCATCGGTGGTTTGGCTACCGGCATCGTCAACGGCCTGCCGACATTGATTAGCGCCTTCATCAGCGTTGCAACCAGCATCGCAGCGAACTTTCCACGCATTTTCATGGCCGTCGCGCTCGCTGTCCCTGCGATTATCGGGAACATCGCCCGACCGTTCGCCGGATTGGGTGGCAGGATTCTCGGCTTCATCCGTGGCATTCCTGGCAAAATCATGGGTCTGTTCGCTGATGCCGGCTCGTGGCTGGTCGATTCCGGCGCCGCGTTGATGGACGGTTTCAAACAGGGTATCCTCAACGCGGTAGATAAAGTGAAGAGTGCGGTGAAGGGCGCGTTGCAGAAGGTTCGAGACTTCTTCCCGTTCTCTCCTGCTAAGGTCGGCCCGTTCTCCGGCTCCGGCTATACCAGCGTGTCCGGCGAGCATCTTATGCGCGACTTTGGCAAGGCCATCGGCGCTCAAGGAGCGTTCGTACGCGGTCAGGTCGATAGCGTGCTCGGCTCCTTGGATTTCGACCAGATTGACGCGACCAATCTTGGCATGGTGTCGGCTCCGCGGCTTAAAGACTATACTGGAATGGTGTCGGCTGGCGACCAGCGGTATGCTGGCGGCGTCCACATCGACAATGTGGTGGCAAGCCCGTTGAGTGACGTGGAACTTGTGGCCCGCCGATTCGGATACGCTTTGAACAATGAGATGATTGGAAGTGTCAGACCTTGAGCACGATAACCGTCACCGTGGGTGACATCACGCTTTACGGCGACGCCGGACACGAGTTCACGCTGGTGTCCATGAGCGGTTTCGACGATTTGCCGTCAGCCAAGACCGAACAGGATTCTTGGGCTAGGGCTGACGGCAACGCCATTCCCGGCACGACGTATTATGATGGGCGCACCATCACCATCAACGGATACTATGCGACCAGTACGGTCGAAGGTACGGATGAGATGATGCGCCGTCTTCGCGGCATGGCCGGACGGTTGGTGCCAGTCACCGTGCGGAAGGGCGCTGGCGTCGCATTGTCGTGTGATGCGGAACTCAGGTCGATGACCGTGGACGAGTACCGGTATCGTGGGAAGGCCACGTTCCAGATTGGATTGCTCGCGCCATCCCCCTACTTGTATGGGCCATTGCGTTCGCAGACGGTTGGCGTGCCGACAGACGGCGAAGGCATCCTCGACCCGCTGCTTGACCCATTGTCGGAAGGCGAGGTCGGCAATCCGGGACGTGTCGCCATCACCGGAAGCGGTTTCGCACCAACGCATCTTGTCGTGAAAATCAGAGGCGGACTCTCCGAAGGTGTGCGCATCCACTGCATCGAAACCGGCGAAGCAATCGAATTTCATCGTCAAATCAACCCCGACGAGACGATGGTGTTCGATTTCGACGATGAGCGTGTGCTGTTCCAGAACCAGTCTGATTTGAGCATGTTCCTCACGGAAGAGAACTGGTTCCGTCCTTCTGGCGATGCGACGATACAGTTCACGCCACTGGGCGTGCAGTCGGGCGAGCCGACGATGACTGTCGAATGGAAGGAGGCTTGGAGGTGAAAATCTATCTCGCAGACCTGCTGACCGGGCGCCGCATCATCCCATTGCCGCACACGTCGGCGGAGTGGGAGATGAGACTGAACGATACTGATTCGCTTACCGTCAAAGTGCCCATCTACGCTTCGACGGACGATACGCGCGTCCAATATATCGCAAACGATGCGCGACTGTTGGATTTGAGGAACACCGCGGCCATCGGCAAGACCGTCATGGTCGCAGAAGATGATGGGCTGACGGTCGGCGGAGTGCTCATGCGTCGAGACTATGACGCCGATACGGGCATCCTCACCTTGGTCGCTTCGGGCATGTGGGCGTATTTTGACCATAGGACGATTCTGCCGGCGAAGGCGATGGGAAAAAGCCTCATCAAGCCTGACGGTTCGCCAGACCCCCAATACGACACGTCGTACAAGAACGTCACATGGAACACGGTCGCACGCAATCTCGTCGAACAGGCGATGAGCTGGCCCCACAGCAACGTGCCGGTCGTGTTGGAGGACGCTGAGGTCGGCAAGTCCGAAGCGAACTATCAGGCCGTAGACCTCAACTATGTTGGCGAGGTGCTGACGAACATCACGAACTATCAGAACGGTTGCGACATCGGCTTCTTCCCAGCGCGCACGGCTGACGGATTAGGGTATGAGTGGCATATGAAGACCGGCCATCCGCTACTTGGCGGCGAAACCCACTATTTCAGCGCGTCCGCCATGCAGCCTGGCATCGCATCCCTGTCCGCAACGGATGACGGCGACAAGCTCGCCTCATTGCAATGGTTCACATCCGGCAAATCCGACGATAAGACGCTCGTCGTATCAGCCTACACGGACATTCTGGAAAAGGCCGGTGCGCCGATTTGGGAGAGCGTGGATTCCAGCCATTCGACAGTGAAACTACAGAACACGCTCCAGGCGTATGCAAACGAGGCGGCAGCCGTCTACTGGCAGCCGGTATCGTCCACTGAGGCGAAAGTGCATCGCGGATACCTGCATTCCGTGAATCAGACGCTCGCCAACTATACGGTCGGCGATTACATCCGGTTCACGACGAAAGGCGACTGGTATTATGTGGATGGCGCGCACATGCGGCGCATCACCGGCATCAAAGCCGATGAAAGCTCGAATTGGATTACGTTCACCCTTGGTGACGTGTTCGACGGTGTGAAAGTGACGGTGGAATAATGGAAATCGTAGTGCATCAAGGCGAGTCGGCGGACGGCACCCCATTGGACGCCGATGACGTTCTCGACGTGAAGAATCCGGCTCAGGCGACCAACAAGCTCGTATCCACCCTGAACGAGTATGGTCGCCGGTTGCGTGAATTGGAAAAACCTTCCGGCTCGCAGTTGACTCAGGCGATTCAGAAAGTGTTGGACATCAGCGCGAACATCGACAATACGGTGGCATCATCCATCAACAGGAACTCATATGACCGCGCGACCATCGACCAGAAGTGCAATGCTTGGAATTGGGGTGTGCTATCCGCCGACCGTGGTGGCACGCATACGACGAACGCGTACAATAACCTGTTCACGGTCGGCCCATGGCGTGCCGTGTGGGCGTTGTCGGACGGCACGATGGGCACGTCACAGTCCAGCCGCAAGGTGAAGCAGGATTTCCTCAAGCCGGACATCACGTTGGAGCAGATGCGTTCCGTGGATTGGACGCTCTACCGTTTCATCGACGACGTGAACCGGAACGGCGACAACGCGACCATCCATGTGGGCATGATTGCCGAAGAGTTGGATGACAACGGCTTGGGGCAGTTCGTTGAGTATAATGATGACTACGAGCCTGTCGGCATCAACTATCCGATGCTGGGCGTTTGGGCGATACATGAAGCCCATCTCGCCCATGACCGTATCGACCGGCTTGAGGAACGTTTGAAAGCGTTGGAAGGAAAGATTGATAATGGCATTGAGGAATAGTCTGTTCGCGGTGTCCGGCAAGGCGTCGTTCTTGGATGCGCGCCGCGACATGAGCGGCCTGTTCGTCTGCGATAAGACCACGATGATGCCGATTGCGGGCATTCTCGACCGTTCGCAGGATAACCTCGTCACCGGCAACAGTGATTCCATGAGCGTGACGGTGCATCCGTTCAACGCCGTGCTGAACCGTTACGGTGCGCTGCTTATCCAAAACGATGGAAACATGAACGTGCCGATGGCTGCTGCTCCATCCGCTAACTCGCGTATCGACGTGGTGTATGTGAAGCAGAACGAGACGCGCTCGCCAATGTCGGACAGTTCGGACGTTCCGGCGTTCGGCGTTGTGGAGGGCACGGCCGCCGCAGTGCCGGTCGCACCGGCTGTCCCGGATGGTGCTTTGGCTTTGGCGCAGGTGCTGCTCCCGGCTGGCGTGTCGAATACTGCTACTTCCGGCGTGGTCATCACGCAGACGTATATTGGCGCGGCCATGAAGGGTGACATGCTGCGGGTGCAGACTTCCGCCCAGCGTGACTCCATGACCATGGTGCCAGAAGGCACGCTGCTGCATAATGTGGCCGATGGTTGTGATTATGTCAGAAAAGGCGGTAAGTGGCGTGGATGGAACATGCCGTGGCGCGACATCCGCTTGAATAATCATGTCGCCCACATGTGGGCGAGTTGTGGCACCGCGCATATCAACCTGACGACAGCCAATGTGAATCTGACGGGTTGGGGAAGCAATGTCACTGTAGCGCAGGTCAACAATTCCAGCTTCTACCCCGCGGTGAAAGCAGACATTTATGCTCCCACGAGGGATTCATATTACCCGACCGCGCTCAGCGTGGGTACGGACGGCAAGGTCAATGCCGGGTATGCTGGCGGTACCGCCGGAAACCGTATCGTGTCCACCACGCTAACTTACAATATCGGCTAAGACCATCCATTCCATGCACTACCATACTCCGGTCACGCCAGGGGTAATGGTGGTGCATGTTTTGCTCGTTAATCGCAATTATCGGCTAGAATAGTGCCATATGAGCACTGACATCATCGTTGCCCTAGTGACCGGACTATGCGCCATCGTGGTCGCAGCGGTCACTTGGGCGCAAAACAGACGCGGCGACCTGAGCGAAGCCTACCGGCGGCTTTCGGAAGCCCAATTGAACATGCAGCGGGAAATCGACCGGCAGGACGAGAAGCTTGCCGAGTTCATTCAGGAACGCGACCAGCTCCGCTATCAGGACGATTTGAAAACCTCCTACATTCGGGCAATCGGACATTGGCTTGGCGAACTCTGCAACGTTCTCGACCCCGAGTTTCTGAAGCAGTATCCGAAACCAAGACTTCCAGACGAGCTGCGGAGTACAATAGAACCGTTGGCAGACGCCAACAGTAAGGAGCAGAATATTGTTCACTAAGGATTTTTGGGTTGACACGTTTGAGCGTGCAATCCGCACCGCATGTCAGGCGGCATTGTCGGCTGGCGTGGTCGGCGGCGTCGGCCTGTTCCAGGTCGATTGGCTGAACGTGGCTGGCATCGCACTTGTCGCAGCCGTCGCATCCGTATTGACGTGCGTTGCATCTTCAGGCAAGACTGATGCCATCAGTCCGGCTTCGCTCGCCACCCCATCAAAGAGTCTGGTGACGGGCAAGCATATTGCAAGCAATGAAACGGAGGTTTCCGAATAATGAGGTTTGTGGACATCAGCAATTGGAAAGCTGACGTTGACGTTTCCAAGATTGACGCCGATGGCGTCGTGGTGCAGTGTACTTGGGGTGCCGGAGAGTTGACGACCGACAATGGCATCGTCGAATCCGTGTGGACTGGTGCGGATGCGAAGATTCAGGCCGCTGCCAAGCGTGGCATGGCGGTCGGATATATGCATTACATTCGTGGCGTGAACGCTTCCGAGGAGGCGTATTTCTTCGCCAAGAGCACCGAAGGCTATCTGAAGAAGTTCGTGCCGTGCGTTGACTGGGAGCAGGCCGACAATGCCGCTTGGGGCGACCGCGCATATCTGGACGAGTTTCTATACCAGTATATTCGTCTGACCGGCGTGAAACCGCTCGTGTATGCGCAGCGTTCCGAAATCCCGTTCGTCAAGGACATTTGCACTAAGCATGATTGTGGTATTTGGGAGGCGTGCTATGCTTCTATGGATGCGGTCGGCTGGCAGGATGCCGATTCGATTTGGTCGTATGTGGCGTATCCGATGCGCCAGTACACTTCCAACGGTCATATCGGCGGTTATGCCGGTTCGCTTGATTTGGATTATTTCGCTGGCGATAAGGCCGCTTGGGACAAGTATGCTGGCGTTGGCGCGAACACTCCGGTGAATCCGGCTCCGGCGCCGGTGGTTTCCCCGGCTCCGACCGTGGTTGCAACCACGTATGAGGTTGCGGTGGACGAGTTGAACGTGCGTACCGAACCGTCTCTGAAGGGGCAGGTTGTCGCCAGTTACGGTCGTGGCGAGAAGGTCGTGTTGGATGGTTGGGGCGCTTATGCGGATGGCTTCCTGTGGGGTCGTTATGTTGGCGCTTCTTCGGGCCAGCCGAGGTATGTCGCCATCGGTACTGATTCCGGCAGCGAATGGTATTTGACAATGTGTCGTTGACCGTGATACAATGAGGGCTGTTGGAAGTTTTTCCAGCAGCCCTCCTTTGGTTTCTCCCCAGCCCCCGCACGGTTCATGCGGGGGCTTCTCTTTTTAGTCATACAACCATATGCAAGCCACTATCGCTAGGGCAGCTACAGCAACATATGCGATGAAGATGCGGTCACTCCATGCGCCGCAAACCAACATTATGGCCGCGACGAGTCCAAGCAGGATGGTGGTGCAGATGATGAGTTTCAGGATTTCCATATCAAAGCTTCCCGCTTTTCTCGTTCAACCACGACCGCGCAACCTCCAACATTTCGTACAATATCCGTTGAGCAGGTACATTTCTTTCGTGGTGAGTTTTTTTAGGCAATGCTTGCATAGCGTCGGGTCGAGGTGGGCTAGTCCTCTAATAACACTCATCGGGATACTCCAATCCTTCCTGTCTGTTTTCGTCTGTCAATGCCGAATCGATTTCCTGCTTGCAGGTTTCGCACAGCATTTCTGGATACCATTCTTCTAATGTCATGTCTCGACCACAGTCGAGGCATTGTCTTGATGATTTCATGTCACACCTCCACTGCGGGCTGCGGAGCCTTCTGATGCTGATAGTGTCCGACCATGCCGTAGGGTTTCACCGCGGCATCGTTCAAGTATTCGAACGAGACTTGGCCGATTCGCATGCCGGGCGTCAGCATGATGGGGAAACTGTTCTCGTTCTTCAGTTCGACGGTGATGGTGCCGATGAATCCGGCGTCGATGAATCCTGCGGTCACGTGCGTGCAGAGTCCGAGTCGGCCAAGGCTGCTTTTCCCGTCGAACCGTGCCATCATATTGTCCGGTAGGCTGATTTTCTCAACGGTGGCGCCTAGTACGAACTGTCCCGGCTGAAGCATGTAGTGTCCGTTGATTCTGACGGTTTCGATGTGGACGCCGTGCAGCGTGTGGTCGCCGCCGTCTGCGTAACCGTCTTTTGTGTCCATGGTGTAGATGGCTATGGTGTCCTGCAAGGTCACGTCATACGAGTTGGGGTTCAACTGTTTTTCCGTGTATGGCAGGATGAGGTCTTGATGGTCTACGCACTGTTCGATGGTGATGTCGTTCAGCATTTCTTTCCTTCCTGCATGAACGCCAATGCCATTACGAGGTAGGCGATGGCGTCCAAATACGAGTCTTCTTTACTGTGGTCGTATTTGATGCGTTCGATTTTCAGTTCGGCCATCATGATGGCGACATCCACTTCCGCATCGTCGCAGTCGAACCATCGTTTGGAAATGTTTTGGAACATGATGCGCGGATTGCCGTATTCTTCGGCCTTCTCCCCGTTGAGCATGTCATTCACACGGACGAGGTTGTCGGCGATGCGCGTGTAGATGCTTGGCTCAATGTTTTCGAGCGCGTTTTCCACGGTCGGCGGCTCCGGCGGGTCGAGGATTATGCTGCTCGGGCCTTTCAATCCGTGATTGTTGGTGGGAATCGCCTTGTTCACGTCTTCCATCACCTCATCCCAATTGTTTTTCCTTGATGATGTCATCGAGTGTTTTCCTTCCTTCTATCACGTCCATGACCTTGCGGTTCCATGGCGTGTCCGGCACGAGTATGCGCTGCAGTCCCTGATAGGGGCTGCCGCGTCGTACCAGTCTTCTGTTTGCCTGCTCCCAGTCGGCGTATGTCCATGGGAGGTCGAGCCATATCTGGTCTTTTATGAGATGCTGTAGGCCGTCAACGCCGGTGCCCATGGATTGCGGGTTGGCGACTATGAGCCGGTATTTCTCCCGTTCTTGGTCGGTCATGGCGAGGAATGTCTTCGCATCGGTGCATGGCGTCCAAGTTCGGTAGATTTCGTCTCTCACCGCTTTGAACCGCGTCCATACGAGCAGTGGTGTATGGTCTTCGCGTCTCTTGGCTTCATCGTATACCGTTTCGAGTTTGGACACGCCGAACCAGTAGGATTCTCCACGGTCTTCGGTCTTGTAGGCGAAGCCGTCGTCGAGTTGGGCGAGTTTGACGGCGGCGGCGCTCGCGCTTGCCGCGTACACGTCTTCGGCGAGTTGGTGGGTGTTCGTCCACTGTTCGAGCGCCATGTCCTCCTGTTCGTTTTTCGGCGATGGGAGCCATTCGACTTGTGGCAGAGGGTTGCCGCCGCGTCGTATGTCCAATACGAGCTTTTGCAGTTGTCGGCACGCTTCCTCTACCATGGGCTGGGAATACGTGTATTTGACCACCGTGCGCCCTTGCACGCTCATCGTGTATGGTTTACCATATCGCATCCTGAAAGCCCCTAGAGTGCGCCAAGAATCGCCTAATAGGGCCATCCTGTCCTTGGCGTGCGGGTACATGACCACGGTCTGACCGTACAGGTCTTCCAAATCCTTCGGAGCGGGCGTGCCGGTCAGCATCAGCACGTCCTTGGCAAGGTCGCTGATGCCCTTCACGACTTTGGAACGTCCGCTCCTGGGATTCTTCACCATATGGCTTTCATCCACGATGAGACTGAAACCGTCCGGCACTTCGCCCAGCTTGGCGGCCATGTTGTAGGACACCACGAGGAAACGATAGTCTTCTGTCCAGCCATGCTTCCGGTAGTCTTCGATGGTCAACGCCTTGCCGTGCGACCATTGGCCGATTTGCGGCAACCACGCGGTCTTCACGACGCTTGCTGGACAGATGACGAGAATATGCTCCGCATCGTCCAGCAAGTCCATGCTGCGTTTTGTCTTGCCTGTTCCGGCCTCGTCGAAAATGAAAGCCCTCACCGCGTCTCCTTCCCGTGCTTGGCTTCCCATGCGGCTATGCGCTCGCGTCCTTCCGGCGTTTTACGCCATCTGCGCCAAGTCTGATAGCAGACGCCATGTTCAGTCTTGAATTTCTCCTGCCATTTGCGGCATGCGTCCCGGCTTTCCTCACGATGCTGTTTACGGTATCGCACCCAATAGTCGAGCATTTTCTCGTGGTTTTCGTTCATCCACTTCTTTTTCAGCTTCCGCTTATGCTCCGCCTTTTCGGGTGTCATGTCGGCATAGTGGGTGACGGTCTTCTTTTTCTTGGCGGGGGGCATTGGCTTGGGCTGGCGCATCTTCTCGATGTCAGCCCAAGCTTCGCCGTCAAGCCATTCGGATACGCTATTCTTCATCGTGTCCGCCGGAATGGTTGATGAGGTCGATGATGCCTTTGACCACACCGATGAGAATAAGGATGGCCGCCGTGATGCCAAGCACGGACAGGAGGATGGCGAGCATGTACAGGCAGTTCATCATCAGCTCATGCATTTTCTCTTCTCCTTCACTACGCTGAGGCGGGTGGTCGTAAATGTTTTCTTGAATGGGGTCAGGTCGGCCGGATGCTGGCTGAAATACGCTTTGTAGTCGGTGGTGGTGCGCGTGGTTTCCGCCAGTCTTGCGACATGCCCATCGCAGTATACTCGTTCGCCGGGGTGTTCGCCCAGCCATGTGATGAGCTTTTCCTTCAGCATGTCGTACCGGTCTTTTGCCTCCAACAGTTCGGCCAACAGCTGCCATCCGTCATCGTCCACGTCCGTGGGCTGTTCCGCACGCTCGTATTCCGTCACATACTTTTCCAGTGCGCCCACGTCCATCACGTCCGGGACGATTACGATGTCGAGTGTTTCCTTGATTCGTTCGGTGATGTATTCGGAGTCCAGCGTCTCCCATGACGGGGGGCGTTGCGCGTAGATGATTTCCGCATACTCCGTATCCATCATGCGGGCTTCTATCTGCGCTTGAGCCGAATATTGATTGCGCTGTTCGGTGGTGAGGAACGCGTAGGATGGTTTGCTTCCCGTCTTCACTTCGACTGTGTGCAGGATCCCCCCATAGTCACGGTATGCGGCGTCAAGGGAGACGTGTAGGCGCCCGTCCGTGTAGAAGCTGTTGTCATACCATGCGAGCTGTCCGTTCTCCAACTTTTCGACCGGAGTGTTCTTGGCGACAATGGCGAGCTGTAGGTGTTCCGCGTAAAGTTTGACGAGCATTGGCTCCCAAATGCTGCCGAACCGCAATGCCGACTGCACGGCCGGAACGTCCGGCGGTGGGGATGGTAGTTGTCCGGTGGCGATGAAATGCGCGAGACTGGACGCGCCTATCGTTCCCTCACGGGCTTCGAGCCATGTTTCACGGTCCTGGAATACCTTGTATGTCAGAGTGTTTTCGTCCATCTCATTTTCCCTTCCGAATCGACTACGAGGATGTAGTGGTACATGTTCGTCAAATCAACCCAGTTTTTGTAAAACAGCAGGGTGTCAACGGCTTTCATGCCGTATAGGAGCATGACGTTCGCATTATGTTTGGCGAGCGCTTTGAGTTCGCGGCACTGGTCGGGGCTTGGCCTTCCTACCGTGCGTTTCAGTTCGATGAACCACACGTTGCCGAACGTGTCCACGGCGGTCACGTCGGGAAAACCGTTGCGTGAGCGTCCCTCCGTTTTCTGCACGTACCATCCTTGCTGTTCCAATATTCTGATGAGACGGTTCTGGATGGCCGACTCCAATGGTTCCGCTCTGTGGTTATTCAGTTTCGGCATCGGTGTCCTCCTTGATGCGTACCGCGCTGACCCATACCGCGTATGTTCCGTCCGGCTTGCGACGTGTGACCGTAGCGTAATCGACGTTTGGTTCCGTCCATGCGGTGATATGTTTGCGGATATCGTAGGCGATGGCGTTCGCGGTGGTGCGTTTCTCGTATGAACGGTATTCGGCCCATCTTCCTAGATTGAGTTTGAGCATCGCATTGAACATGGTGTCTACCCGACTATTGGAGGGTGGGGTGGTTAGGAATTTCGTCATTTGTTCTCCTTCGGTTTGAAATATGCGGGCATGATTGATTTCGGCAGGATTCTGCCTTCACGCTCCAACCGTTTCGCATGTGGGAACAGCCAGCCGCGGGATACTCCCAGTGCCTTCGCGGCTTGGCTGATGTTCATGCATGTGGTGAGCGCGTCAATCAGCGTGTCGTCACTGTAGTGGATTGGCGCGTTCATGGCTGGTTAGAACTCCGGTTCCGGTTCCCCGGCGCCCTCGTCCTCGACGGTCAGTTGGGTGTACACGCCGAACTTGTGGGGGGCGGGGGTATTGTTTTTTTCAACTCGCAGCAGCTGCACGCCGGTCAGGAAGTATGTGAGGCGTCCTTCCTTCGTGGTTCCGATTTTGAATGCGACGTTGGCGAGCGTGCCATCTCCCGGTTCTTCGGTCAGTTCGACATCGTTGGCGTTTTGGTCAACGATGCTGGGCTTCCACTTCGAGGACAGGTTGACGAGCCACTTGCCACGCTGCGGCTGGGTTCCATCCTTGAGGGTGATTAAATCACCGTCTTTGTAGCGCAGGTTGTCGCCGTTGGCGCGCACGCCCAACTGTTTCGCGGACGCGACGAGTTCCTTATGCACGTCTCCGTTCTTCGGGAACGCGAGCTGCAGTTGGTAGTTCGGTTCGATGCCGCGCTGTTTCGCCGCGTCGGACTGATACTTGTCCTTGATGTGAACGAATCGGATTTCGCCTGCCGCTTCGATTTCAAGCATGTCGTTTGCCATTGTTTTTCCTTTCGGTTTTTAGTTGAATTCTTCCGTGAGGGCGGGGCGGGGGAGGGGGGCGGCTGTTTTGCCATCGTCGTCCATCACTGTTGTGAGTCCAAGCAGATGAATCAGCCCGTAGCGCCTGTAGTATGTTTCGAAGCTGCCCACCTGTTGGGCCGCGGCCGCCGGATACGTGTAGCTGCTGCTGACCGCCTCGCCATGCTTCACCATGTCCATGAGGTTATCGCACTCATGCGCGGACTCGTAGACAGCTACGGTCAGAGTGTTGTAGACGGTTGGCATGTCCGTGTCGGCGCCGACTATCTCGCTTGAGCAGACGGCCGTCCAGCCTAAGCCGTGTTCCGCCATGCTGTTCTTAACCAACTGCCAAATGTCGTTCAGCGTGGCGTACTTGTAGCCGTATCCTTCGGTCGTGCGTTTCACCGCTTCGACCGACTGTTGCACTGCCGCGATTCTGCTGAGCACGTCGTGTCGTTTATCGTTCGCCATTGTTCCTCCTTTTTTCGAGTTCGTTTTCGATGAGCGTTTCGTCTATGGCTAGCCGGTATGCGCGTTCCACTATGTCGTCGTAGTCGCGCTGGGTGTGGGGGGTGTGTTCATGGATTGCGAGTTCGGCTATGACCGCAAGGTTTTCGCTTGTCGGGTTCGACTTGTACGCGTCTATGCGACTCTGCCATACGTCGTGTCGTCCTTGCAACCATGCTTCAAGCGCACACTGATAGTCCTTGGCTGAGTATGGGGCCGCGGTATCAAACACGATTATATCGCTTACCACGTCGATTCCCGCGTTGAGCGCCCTATCGGACAGACATGTCAAGCATGTTTCGACTCTATCGGGAAAGTATTCCGACGGTTTCATTGTTTTACCTCATTTCTTTGGTTTCATTGTTTATTATATCATGGCGTGTCTCACGACACGCCCGAAAAAATTCGTTTTCGATAAACGTTTCGTCTATGACATGCCCTATCGCGTCACGTCACCGGTATTAACGGTTTCCACCTGGAATCCCGCGCCGGTTTCCCAGCCGGAACCGGCTGGCGATACGGTTGACGCGATAAAAATAATCGTCATGCAGATTATTGCGACGATGATTACCTGATTCCTGTTCATCATTCACTATCCTTCCTTTTCGGTTTTCCGAACGCGTACGGGTAGGCGTAGGAGGGTTCCTTGGTGTCCATGAACGCTTCGGCACCGCGGTGTCGCGGGCAATAGTAGCCGTCGCACGCCAACCTCCCCCCGCAGTAGTCGCACAATACCGCGTCGCACCCGTAGACGTCACAGCAATAATACTCGCCACCATCCGCGTCGATCGGCGTGCCGCATTGCGCGCACCACTCATCCTCATCGTTGAAGTCGCTCACGTTGTAGACGCGGCGCATTCCATCACCATTGCCGAAGCGCACGTAGAACTCGTCGCCAATTGCCACGCATTGCGTGTCACCGTCGGGCCATTTGTCGCGATACGCCTTGTACAGGCGTTGCGCGTTGCCGTCGCGCTTAATCCATTCAGCATACGGCTCCCCGCCCATGATTGTGATTCTTTCAGCCATTGTAATCACTGCTCCTTAATAGAATGGCTTATATGTTTCGTGCCCTTGCGGGACTCGCACCCGCAAGTATGCTGTTAGGGCTAGTCGGTCAATGCGGCAATCATGTTCATCGTTTCGGCGTCCGTCGCGCCCTTGCGGATTATTGCCGTCACAGCCGGCGTGTCGATATAGACGATGTAGTCGGCGAGCGGCACCAATCGTACTGTAATGTCGCCCTTGGTTGCCGTGATGTTACCGTTGCGGGGGGGGGTCAGCTCGTACCCGCGCGCCGTCATCTGATTGATGAATGTTTGCTTTTCCATTGTTACCTCCTTGGTTGATACCTTTAATATATCACGACGGTATATCGTTGTCAATGTCGGCGTGTCGCGTCACAGTTCCTTGAGAACATACACCTTGCGCCATGCCGACTCGGCGCCATCGATGGTTCGCGCGTCATTGATGGCCTTGCGTAGCCACGGCAACGTGATGCCCCTGAAAACGTCGTCGGTCTGTGCAAGGAACTCCTTGACGTGGCGCAACGTGGTGGCGCTCAGGTATTCCATGCCAACCTCAACGCGGAAAACCTCCTGTACGGTGTCACATGCGTTAATCGGCGTGACCCTGGCAACCACCGTGCCATACGACTTGAGCACGTACTGTATTCCGTTTTCGGTGCCATAGCGTTCGACGAACGCCTTACCATAGAACGACTTACGCCCATCGTTCAGCGGTGTCAGCTCGAACATCCCAAGATAGTCACTCATTGTAATCACTCCTTTGGTTGATGGTTTTACTATATCACACTTGATGTCGGTTGTCAAGTGCGGCGTGTCGTTCAGGCGAGTGCCATCCAGATGCCCCCTAGGTCCGCGTAACCCTTAGGGTCATCGGTTGCGGCCATCGGCGTGAGCCCCCCGTCGCGGTAGGCGTAGACCTCGCCGGCCGTGGTGACGAACACCCCCTCACCCCCCTTGATGTATCCTTTGCCGTCCAGTGCCTTGTGCATTTGTTCCTCCCTTGTTTGGTTGATACTTATAATATACCGGATGTGACGTCATGTGTCAAGTCGGCGTGTCGTAAGAATGGTTCTCAATACCAACACCACAAGTGAACCGAGTCAATGCATGAACCGCGTTAACGAATGAACCCGGTTAATGAATGCCCTCCCCCTAACGAATGGGGGGCGGTTAATGAATGAACCCCCCCCCTAATGAATGTCATGGGTTAATGAATGAACCCGGTTAATGAATGCCTAATGAGAACGGTTCTCACGACACGCCGACTTGACGTACGGTGTCAAACGTGTGTATGATAGGAGCATCAACCACACAAGATGGAGGAAAAATGGACATCAACATGACCGCACAGGAAATCGCCGACGCTATCGCCAATGCGGTAACGGAAACCACAGGCCTTAGGTGCGAGATATTCACCAACGATTACGGCAATGCCGTGATCATCTCGGACTACACCAACCTCATCGCACGTATCGTTCCAGACTACGATGGCATCCAAGTAGTCGCGGCACCCCTCAACCTGGAGGCCGTGGCAATCAGCATCCCGAGCAAAGCAACGTCCCTCAGTGACGTGCGAGAACTCGCAACGCACCTTGACGACGCCATAGCGCACGTCACAGCGGCCGCAGTAGCCGCGGCCATGCAATGACCAACACCACACGCACGGCGCCCCGCACGGGGCGCTTTTTTTATGCCCGAAAATGATAACGATTCTCAATATCAAGGGGAGGCACCCCCCCTAGGAAGGGGGGGGTCCCCGAAACCGACACGCCCGAAGCAGATC